GACAACGCCTTTTCGATGGCGTCGTGGTCCCAACCATCTTCTAGCGCGTCAATAGCTTTTTGCAAATAGTCCAATGCCTTTCGGCACTGTGCGTCCGTCATCTTGTCTGTGTCGTACATCTTAAATCAGTTTGCGATTGCGTCGACGACGTTGCGTGGCAGGTAGTCCAGCAAATCATTGTAGAACTCCGGGTCGCGGTTCAGTTCAATCTGAATGTCGTCAAGCAACAGATGCTCGCCGCCTGAACTTAATTGTCCGGCAAAGCGGTCAAACATCTTTTCTAAAGTCCTGTCGCCATTGTCCCACGCATCTTGCGCGGCTTGCTCGAACAGCCGCACCAATTCCCAGCGACTCATGTTTGTTCCAAAAATGTTTCCTGTCATCTCAAATCAGTTTAGGGTGTGTTTATCCATAAATGATGACCTCGATATACAAGCCGTTGCGCTCTTTAATAGAAGCCACGAAACCCATGTCGTCGACAATGTCTTGAACGTGCAATAGGTGCATGGGCATGATGCCAATAGGCGGCTTATCAAATGACAGAATATTCCCGTATTCATTTGCGAGGTTAAAGCCCTCGTATTCCATCACTTCTACAAATTCTTGTGCGTCTCTAGTCATTACTTAGGTATTTAGTGTTTGAACTCAACCTCGATTCGCTCCTCGTCCTCATAGGTGATTGAGATGCTAAATCCATGCTCCATGCAAATGGCTACGATGTCGGGAGATATGCGGCGAGTGAAAGGTGCTTCGTTGCGCTGCACAAACTCGCCCCGCTTGTAGTCGCCGTAATACTCGATGTTCAGCTCGCGCTCAATCTCGTAGATGAGGTCTTCTTGTTCTTCTGTCAAATCCATGTTGCAATATACACAAAAATGTAGCAATAACAATACCGCATGAGTGCCTGCTGTCTATAGATATATCCGCGTTACAGTGTTGCTCTAGCTAGTTGACGTTGGTATGCGTCGTTCTGCCCTTGCAACTGACTCTGTACCACGTACGCGCTGACGTTCATAGTCTGCTGTGCATTAGCCGCAGGGTCAAGGTCCATGTTAGGAATCAATGCCTGTGGTGTCCTGCCTCCGCCGCCGCCTACTCCGCTACCGCCGCCGCTGCGCGGCATGGGTGTGTCCATGATAGCTTCAATCTGCTTGAACCCTCCGATAACTGTACCAATCATACTTGCGATATAGCCAGCAAGGACAAACGGTGCGCCCGGACCAGTAGCTGATGCCGCTTTAGTAGCACCAGCAATCGCGTTTGCCATAGCTATGCCCTGATTAATCATGACCTCTACCACCGCAAGGTCTTTTGCCTGTTTAGTGCCTTCGCCCATAAGCCGAGACACGTCGCCCATCAGATTGCCCACCTGAGACAACCCGGCTTGTATCGCGGCTACCTTCTGCTCTTGTAGTTGCTGTTCGTTAGCAAGGTCTTCATCCCTGAACCGTTGCTCAAGGTCAGCCAACTCTTGCAGGTATTGCGCCTTAATTTCCTTTTCCAGTTCGTGGTTGCCATCAGCAATAAGCATGCGCTCGTCAAACTCAGTAGCCAGCCTGTCCCGCTGCTGGTCACGGTCGGTTTGAGATTGCTGATACAGCTCCTCCTCTAGCTCTTGCTGATTGCGCAGTTGCTCCTGTAGCCGGTCCTGCCGCTGCTTCTCCTCGTCTGCTTCACGCTTCTCCGCGTCTTCGCGGTTCTTGTCATTAATCTTGTTCGCCTCCGCTTGGAACTTCTCTATGGTCTGCACATACAGGTTGCCATAGTATTCGCGAATAGCAGCCTTTGCCTCTTCGCTCTTTGCGGTTGCCAGCTCTTCGCGCTCCTTCCTGTCCAGCTCGTCTAACGCCAGCTCTTCCGCAGTCATGCCCGCCTGCTCTGCCTGCTTCGTGGCACGCGCCACGCTTGCCGCGTCACGCTTGCGCTGGTCCTCTCGTTCCTTTTGTCTGCGCTTCCGTGCTGCTTCTGCCTCGCGCTCTGCGGCTGCCTCGTCAGCTAGACGTTTGCGCTCTGCTTCCGCCTCATCACGTTGACGCTCCATCTCATCGTTCAGCTGACGTTGAGCCTCAAGCTGCCTTTCTACAATACCCGTACGTTCCTCGCGCAAGGCATTCAGCTCAGGCATCATTTCACGCCTCTTCTTTTCGAGCAGGTACAATTTTGTACCCTCATCGACTCCAGCGTTGTACCACTTCAAGTCGAGATTGTTCATCTCCTGCTCCTTCTCCCGAATCTTCTCTGTGATGTTCTTCAGGCGAATTTCTTCCTCTTGCTGTCGCAGGTGTGCGTCCGTAGCTGCAACGATGCGCTCTATAGCATCAGCCGCCTCTAGGTCGATGCCAGTAACCTGCTGCACCATGCGACCAAGGTTAGACAAGGCTGCCTCCCTGTCTTCAATAGCTCTCGTGGTGTCCTTAATCACCTCTAGGTAGGGGTCCATCGCGAGCGTAGTCTCGTGCAAACTGCGCTGCAACTTGTCGTTCTCCTCTTTCAGCTTTCGCGTTTCCTCCGACGTGATGCCTAGCCAATCGCTGACCGATTCCCAGTTGCGAATCAGCTCAGTCAACGCAATAACCAAAAGACCAATGCCAGTAGCCGCTATAGCACCTTTCAGAAATTTGAATGACTTGCCCGCTCTGGTCACGGCTCGCTGCGTGCTCTTAAACTTGCGAATCATGCCCTGCACATTCCTCGGCAGCAGTCCGCCGAAGATGTCATTTGCCGCGCCAAAGCCTTTCGCGACTTTCTTGCCTGCCTTCTCGCCTTTATCGCCTACCCGCTCAATGTCCTGCTCCACATTCTGCAACGCCTTTTGCGTCTCAGATGTGTCCATTGTCATTTTGCCTGTTACGGCAACTGTTTCACCTCCAATCTGTGCCATTTCTCTTGACCATTTTCATTTTGTGCCACAGCCGCGTATTCAGCGAATAGAACCCGTACCACCTTGAGTACAGGTTGCTGCCATAATAGATATGCCCATGTGACCTCTCTACGCACACGCAGAAAAGCACTCCTGTGCTGTCGATGAACTCTCTCATGCGAATCTCATGCTGTCACCATCCTGATATATCATGTGAATGCCGTCCTGATAATAGGCTAACGGCAGACCGGTGCTGTGACTAGCTTGGAAGGAAATTATGCGGATGTCGAGGGTCCAATCCATAGTGCGAGCCGGACCGCTGACCTCAAAATCAAGCTGCGTTTGATACGTGCCGTCGGTGTTGTCGACACTCACCGAACAGTTGCCCGGTCCGATTTCACTTACGACCGTCTGTTGTTTTGTGCTTACGCCGCCTTGCGTGTACACATTAGCAATTACCATACCGCTATCGGACTCGCCAAAATTGCTACTGCTCTCATCTGAGCACACAGCCATCCACCGCACTTCAACTCGCACTGCGGCATCACGCCCGACAAATACCTGCCGCTCTAAGTCTATGGCATTATTGGCTGCCAGAGTCTGTGCAAAGGAGCTGGTCTGCGCAGTGAACTTGTAGTCTGTGGTTTTGAAACTGCCTAGCGTGCTGGCTCTGACAGCACCGCCCATAGAGTAAGGCGTGTTGCCCGCTGTAGACATCACTCGATTTGCTACTGTACCAGAACCGTCGTCCGCTTGTATGTCAAACACATTGACGTACTCTTCTTGCCCCCAGCCCGCAAAAATGCTGCACGTCTCAGAGTCGCTGTCCCAGCTGTACCCCCAAGCTGTACAGCAGTAAGCGTTGGGCGGTTGCGTGCTACCATTGCCATCAGTCCAAGTAACCCTTCCATCACCTTGTACAGCAGGCGTAAGACCGCACTCGCTCAACACTACCGCAGTCTCCTTCAATAGAGTCACCCGTGATGCCGTGTGCGCCCCGACGGTATAGTTGCGCACGCTGATAAGGCGATACAGCTGCTCATTGATGCGCACTCGCTTGCCAAAGTCTAGCTGGAAAATGTCTAGCGCGTCGAGGAACACGTCACATTCTAGCACACGCGCCTCCTTACTGTACAGCACTTGCAAGTAGTTGTACCAGAACTTGCCTATGACCCCTTTTTGCGGCAAACCAATTTCTGACGTGTCTATCAAGTCTGGTGCTGGCACGCTCCAGTCAAGCGTGTAGATGTCTGCGTCACCTTCTACGCCACTGTACGGAGTAAACAGCGGCACAGACGACGCGGTTATTGCCTCAGTATTTACACTCCCTACGCTAATTCCCGGAGCACCTGTAGCGCGGTCGCCGTGGTAGAAGCACAAGATTGGTCCTAACTTCTCATAGCTGACCCCTTGACCGTCCCACACAGACCAACCCTCCATAAGAATGATGTCAAGGTTAGTCGAAAAGCCGTCTGCTGTACCGTCAGTGAGCCAGTGGTCCTTGAGTTTGGTAAGGCGCATTGGAGTAAAAAACCCGCCGATGTCTTCTTTGCCTTCTGCGTAATCATTTCGCGCAAACAAGCTGTACTCGCCACGCTGATAGCCAAACTTCTGTTGATACCACAGATTTTTGTGGTCCTTGCTCTCTGCGTCAGTAAACTTTAGCCGAGCCTTTTGATACGCGGCTCCCGATTGCAATACGTGATGTCCGTCTAAATTGACCTTGCTAGACCAATCAACGTGCGAAGCGTCGACTTTGTAAGCTGGGATGTTGTCGTCATAGGTGACAAACTTTGCCGTGCGTTCCTGTGCATTAGTGATAAGGGCAAGGTTGAATTTGTCGCACAAGGCTTTCACCCACACATCCAACCCCTCGGTCCCCATTGCTTTTGCGCCGTCCAGTATGCCCTCAAAATTGCCGTACGCATAATCGACAAACGACATGATGACCCCAATGTTCGAGGACAAAGCAGGCACCTCAAGCGTGATAAAAGTGTTTGCGTTTTGAGTGAGGTTGACATAGACGGAGAAATAGACCCCCGCCACAATCTGGTCCAAAGTGAATTCCGCTGTGCCTATTAGCTGGTCGTCGTTGTACACTCGCACAGTGACTGGCAGGGCAATAGCAGCGTCTGTACTTGAAAGCTCAAAACTCAACAAGTACATGCCCGTAAAACTGGGGATGAAGATTTGCGGACTAAACCACAAGCTGTCTGTGTCGTACAATCCGTCGCCGCTGGCTTGCGTGAAGCTCACTACACTTTCCTCGTTCGCTGTGTATAGGGTTTCGGGGGCTTGCACGCGGAAACCGTAGCTGTTGCGCACCGGCATGCGGTCAAACTGAGTGCCAATAATGACCCACAAGTTGTCTGCTTCGTACGTGTCAGTTTTAAAGAAGCAGTCGTCTTTTCTCGTGTATCCTGTGTATCCAAACAGCTCGTCTAGCAGCCAGTCCACACGCAACGCTGGACGCAGACAAGTAGGGTCAACCCCCCCGTTGTTCGTAGCTACCCCCGATACCCAGCTCGTTTCTGCCGCCGGAAACCTGTCGCCTAGATACTGTGTTCCAGTGTCGAACATAGCATATCTAATGCTGTTTACGGGCATGCCTCCCAACAAGCCTAACGAACCATCAGCCCATGTGAACTCAATATTTGTGGGTGTCAGCGCGTGGTCAAATGGACAATCTGGATTGCCTGATGAATCGCGCCACACGTCTTCCCATGTCTTGCCTTTTATGGTGTCATAGAAACTTGCCTCGCCACTGAAAATCGTGCACTGGTAGGAATGACCAGCAAGGTCAACGCTCTCCAAATTCATAGTGCCTTCCAGCACAAGCATGTCATCCTCGTACAGCCGGCAATCCGCTTTTTCGCTCCACTCATACAGCCCTCCAGTTTGCGACGGGTCGTGGACAGCCCCGAAGAAAGCTGTGTTGCGGTTGGTAAAGGGCAGGTTAAAAGACAGGCTAAAGGGAGCCATGATGTTGCCCACATCACGCAGCTCCTTGAGTCCGTAGTTGAGCTGAATGACAATATCTTCAGTATCAACCTCGTGATACGAACTGCCTTGTTTGATTTCTAGTCTAGTCATACAATTACAGGGGACAGGTCAACAGAATACTGCCAGCTCAAATCATACTGCACCAGCTTGTCTACCTGCTGCTGTAGCTCAGTGTACGAGTCTGTGGTTATGACGATAGGGTAAAACTCATCGGGCGCATCAGGAAGTGTCGCAAATACGTAGCGACTGCGCACTAGTTCGCGCATCAGGATGTTTTCCTCGTCTGTCATAAAATGACTCTTCATCCGGAACGTGCGGTGCTCTGGGATGGTCATGGTGCTCAAGCTGCGGTCGTACGTGTTGTAAGTGAAGGAGCCGTCTACATCGCTGCGTGATTCGCCACGCACCCGCCGAAACTGATTCTTAGTGACCTTCTCGTCTTGCCGAACTACACCATACACAGTTAGGTAGTCTACACCTCCAAGTCGATTAAGAAACTGGAAACGCATGTAAGCACCGCATTCACTGTCAACACGATTGAATGAAACGCCTGCCCCTACACTTACGTTTGACGAGTTTTTCGGCACTATCACGTACCGAGTCCACCCATCGTTGTCAGCGTGTTCAGGATGTCCAGTATTGGTCGAGACATCAAAACAATGGGCTAGTGAAGCTGGGTAGCCAAACCACCGCATGATGCCGTAATCGCGCTCATATAGTGTACTTAATGATGTCTCAGTGCCTGCTGCGACAGCGAGGTTGTTCGTAGACAAGGTCGTTCCAGCGGCATCGTAATACTTCAGCTGGAAGTAAATCATGTCTGTCGAGCCATCCTGAAAAATGAAATCTACCGCACCGTGGTCTTCATCCCGCACCTTGATGTCCGTCTGCATAACAAGCGGTGTATCGAAGGTGCTATCTAGCATGTGCGGATTCTGGGTATTGGCTGTCCAGTTTTGTGTCTGGGCATTACGGAACGACCCTGCGTATGCGTAGAAGGTTATAGTTGTTGCAATGCCTGAATCGATTGGTACTCCTGTAGCGGTACTTGCGCCAATCGTGATAAAAGTGATTTGTATGTCGCTTACCAAATACGGCACGTCATAAGGCTTGTTGCCGTCAGCTGTAGGTAGGTCATCAGACAGGCGAGGCTCCCTTGTGTTGACCAGCGACTGCAACGCTTTCGACAAATCGAAGGCGGCATTTTTGTCTACGTTGAGAGGGTACTTCAGCACTATTTGGTCGATGTAGGTCGTGCCGTTGTGCTTTGCAATCGTGACCTTTACAGCCGGTTTGTACACAGGTGCGGCAATGTCCTCGCACACATACAACTGCGGGTCATGTACTGCGATATACGGTTGCAATGGTTTCTGAGTTACTGAAATGCTCATATCTCTAGCGTGATGTCAAAATCTGTTAGGTAGTCTTTGCCGTTCATGAAGGAGGCGAAATCGTTTGCTAGGGCTACAGACAGACCCTTCTTGTACCGTTTCATCACTGCCCTCATAGCCGGCTCTATGTGAGGAAATGGCACGATACCGCGCAAGAACACGGACCGCGCAATCTTTGCTGCCATCTCGTCGTAGCTTAAAAATCGACCTGTCTCACTGCGCCACGTCTCATTGGTCAAGGGCTTGTCCTCAATCCACTTACGGATAGCTGGGCGTAAGCCACCTGCTGGTCCTGTACCCGTGCCAAACTTGAACGGGCTGTCTGGTGCTCGGTCAACCACCGCGCCCTTCACTCCCTTTTCTACGAATGCACTGTAGTCAATAGCGTACAGCAACAGCTGCACTTCCGTGCCTTTTGCTTTTACGTCTGTCTTGTAGCTGTCCGACAAGTTGTACGTAGCATTCTTGTCGCCGCGAGCAAGCTCTGTGCGCACGACATCAACCCACATCGCGCCCATCTCATCCATGACAGTGCCTGTCTCAGCGAGTTTAATTTGCGCGTCCCGTTTCTTTAGACCGCTGTATCCGATTTTGGCAACCTTCCTCACAGCATGTAGTTCAGTCCGTGCATGGGCTGTGGTGTCATAAGCTGAATCTGTGCCTCCCAGCCCACAAGCAAATTGTCAAACCGATAGGCAAAAGGAGTGCAGCGTACAGGAGTGATTAGCTGTGCGCGTCCGTCGTTGCTGTTGCTGGCTTCCTGATTCGCGCAACCCTTAATGTTGCTGTTGTTTAGGTATCCGAGCACCTCGTGCATACCCGCGAAACAGTGTTGCTGCTTGTACTGGAGAAACTCCCGCTCACTCTCATACATGATGTCTGCCACAATCAAGTCGTAGCCAAACGTAGTCACGTGATTGTCACAGTCTGCGCCCGTCACCTGCCAGTACAGAATAGGGTAATCCTGCAATGCCTCTGGGCTTGTGTCCAGCTCTTCCAGCGAGCCGTCCCGCAGCGTTGTGAAGTAGTTGCTTGCATCGACATAGTCTTGCAGCATCTGTCGTATCTCAGGTATCGGTACCTCTCGCTGACTAATAGCAGAAAATGTGCTCATTCGCTTATGTTGACTTGTTCTTGTGCTCGCAAGTCTTGCTCATACGACAAGAAGGTGAGCACCGCAGTTATAGATATACGGGTTACAGCATCAATGTTGAGCACCTTGCCGTCTGCTAGGTGATACAGCGTTTGATACCAGCCCCATTTTTTGCCCATTAGCGACTCGCCGCCTCCTGTGAAGACTTGGCGAAATCGTACGCCAATCTTCTTCCGATAAGAGAAAAAAAAACCATCGCTGAAAGGCATGCATGCATAGGTGCCTCACGCATCGCCGCTGCCCGCTCTTTGCTTGGAGCGTAGTCAGCAATCTGATAGAACGGCTTGCTCTGCCGCACGACTGGGCGGTACAACACCGACATAACTTGAGGCAGGTTAGCGTACCATCCGTCTCTGGTGTAGTTGTCTAGGTCAATAAACTCACCCGTACTGAGCTTGGTAAAATCCGGAATGAACCCGTACTGCACACCATCGAGGTAAAAGTGCGCTACCGCATCTACCTCTTGTGTTAGGTCTATTTCCTTTTGCATCCACATCAGATGCTTCAGGCAGTCCGCTACCGTAGCAGTGGTGAGCTGCGTAACGGTTTCCTCTGGCAGCTCGCACATGATAGCAACCAGCTTGCGCCCCTTCTCCATCTCAGACAGGTCTTGCTGCCTGACATCCTCCGCGTCTAGCCATTGCTGTACTGTTACCTCAGACCAGTCATCTGGCACTGTAATGTCAATCTTCATTGTAGGTGGTATTTACCTGTCTTCTTCAGCAGCTTGTTTAAGCACACGTAGCGAGCCGCGTCTACAGCGTGGTTCCATTCATCGCGTGGCTTGTTCAGCATCCTGCCGTTCTTGTCTGTCTGCCACTTGTAGTTGCGGAACTCTTTCTGCACGTTTACGCTGGTCTCGTGTATCAGTAGCTTGTAACGCTTCATAGCATCAATGCCTATGCGTATGCTGTCTGGACCTTTCTGCGCTGGCTTGATGTTGAAGCCGATGCGGTGTAGTTCGTCGATACTCTTAGGCTCCGCTGAGTCGGCTATGATTTCGTCTTGCCGCTTGATGCCCAGTTCTCTCAACTTCTCTGCAATGTCTGGATTTGTGAGACCCCCGCTGTACAGCAGCTCCTCGATGTACAACGTCGTATCATGCCTGTACACCGCGACCACCGCCGTAGGGTCTGCCGTGTACCCCCAGTCCAAACCGTAGGCGACGAACTTTGCGCCCTCTGGTTTCTCAGAGAACGTGCCTGTCTGGAAGATGGTCTCTCGACTAATGCCGCGCTCACCCAGACCGTAGACTCTCCAATAGTCAGCATCGGTATCTCGCAGTCGTTCAATCTCCGCCACCGTTTCCTGAGACAGGTACGGATTGTCGAGGTACGTCGTCTTGAAGAAGGTCGCGTCGTCGCGAGGAATGACGTGGTCGTAAATCCAGTGAAACTCATCGCTGGGGTTGTAGTCGAGAATGAACTTGTCTGTGGTCCTCAAGATAAGCTGCCTGAAGTCCTCCAACAGCAGCTCGTTACACTCATTCGCAAAGCAGATGTTACGCTTCCTGCCCCTGATTTTTTGGCTCTCGTCGATAGAGATGAACTCCCAATAGTTGCCGAACAGGTTGTACGTCTGCTCCGTCTTGTTGTGCATGCCCGCGTCATACCACCCCTCGCGTTCCAGTATCTCGCGGAAGTCTCGCAGCACAGAGCCGCGCAAACTTGGAAACGACTTGCGCACCACCGTTATCACCCAGCCGTTGTTCTGGTACATGTAGCACCACTCTATCAGGGCTGTCATAATAGAGAAGGTCTTGCCTGACCTCGTGCCTCCCTGATGCACCTGAATGCGTGTCTTGCAGTCTCGGACGTTGTAGTATGTCGTAGGCTGGCGCATGTCGGGCAAGATACTATCAAACAGTTTCGCAAATAGCGTGCGAATGTGCTTTTGCACGATTAAATAGTTTTTACTACATTTGTGTCATGAGACACGCTAACACCCCTCAAGACATGATGTACGATAACCACCTCACGCTCGAAGAGCGTCAAGAGAAAGCCACCCAGTTGTGGGAAGGCTACATGTATAAGGATGAGTCTGCCGAGCGCAAGGCAGAGCGAGCAGACAACGACATGCCCCAACTGGTACAGTGGCTGTCTACGATTCCAATGGAAGTCTTCTACAACGGCAACCCTTCCGCAATGGTCTTCGCCTACGCTGTGAGAAACATGGAGGACACAATCGCAATGGAGCGACTGCAACACGGAGTGCGCAAAGACCTCGTAGTGCTCGCCCAAGACGTGCTAACCCACAGCAGCGAGAAGGACGCAAAAGAGATGGCAGGGCTAGTCATACTGGACCTAGGCTACACTTACGCAATTGAGCGAGTAAGCTGGGGCGAGAAAGCACGGCAGGCAGCCGCTTACCTTCAACAGACCGCCTAATGAATCAAGCACAACGCATACTGACCCACCTCAAAAGGGTGGGCAGTATTGACCCCCTTACAGCATGGTCCGAGTGTGGAGTGTATCGACTCTCTTCAGTGATACACATCCTGCGCCACGAGTACGAAGAGCCAATCACAACTGAGTGGAAAGTGGTCAGGAATCAGTTTGGCGAGGAGTGCCGCGTAGCTAACTACGTGTACAAGCCTAACACCATGCAAGCCAACATCTTCGGCGAATGGGTGCCAGTGACTGACCTCATCTAATTCGCAAATTGAGTGCGAGACACGCCTATACATTAGCACTATGACAGAGAGACAGAGACAACGCTACTTAAAAGCAAGCCTCCGCGACGGCATCGATTGCTTCCGCAAAGTCAATTTCAGCTCCGCCTTCCCTCCCTTTGATTGGGTCGGGTATCACAAGGCTATGGAGAACTATCACGCTACGCTCTGCATGCGCCGAGCTATCTTCGGCAAGGACAAGGACTACCCGCGTTGCGAGCGGACTATCTAGTCCTCGGTTAGCCAGCTGTGGTCAACACTACTTGTGTCAACGTCCTCCCACCAACTGGGGGGACGTACTGCTTCTGCGGTAGTCAGTTCCAGCTCCTGTTGCTTGGGTAGGAAATAGGGAAGCAGACCGGTCAGTGCCTTGATGTACTTCTCGTCTGACTCCTCCCGAATGCGGTCAAGGCTATCCTCGATGTGAGTCACCTGACCTTCCATGATGTGGGCAAACACCTCGCGGGTCTCAGCTGTGACCTTGTTCGATTTGCCTTTGGGTCGCCCTGACGGGTTCCCGCTCTGTCCTTTAGTGAATGGCATTATTGAAACGGTATGTACTCCCAATTGCGCAACAAGGAGTCGATTGTTATGCGCCGAGTGCGACCAAAATTCCCCACCATGACCACCTCTTCGTCGTCCCAATCAACCCAATTGATTTCCCAACGCTGACCACTCCTTCGGTTCGTAACCCAACGTCCTTCTATGATGTCGTCTTCCGTCATTCGC